GATCACAAAGTACAGTATTTCATCGTCGAAGAATGAATACGCAATTGGTTCATTGAGTGTCCACCGTGACCAAGAGCTTTGAACCTTCTCGTTGTCTGCCCAGATATACTGGTACAGGTAGAAATTCGAAGTCCCTGTTGTCACGCCCAGTAGTTCATAGTTAGGAGACGCCGTAAACTTACGGGCACGCCCTTCGATGAACTGCTTTACATGATGCGTGATAGGACGGGTATCATTGATGTCAGTACCGCCCTCAGTGTAGAACTCGCGTACCCCGGCAAAGCGACCGAACGTCGTGCCAAAGAAGATGTTACGACCCGCTGGTACAGGCTTGGCCAATAAGTCCGCTTCAAACGCGGTAGTGAGCACAAGGCTTGCGTTAGTGGGTGTGAGGGCATTGCGTCCAAATATGACAAACTGTCCACGCGTCGAGAAGATAACCAAGTCTCTGTTGTGTGGGATTGCAGCTTGCATGATACTGGCTTCAACTGCTGTGGAGCTAATGTCGATTGCGTCGTCGTCAACGAGAGCGGACGCACTACCCAGCCAGAAGTCTTCCTCGCGGTTAGTTCTGCTAAGTACCGCGTACGGTCCTGCAAGTAAGACGAGGCGGGATTGAAAGGTTGCAATGTCATTGATCTTGTTCCCTATGAATGATGGGTCAGGGTTAGAGGTGGTTGTTCCAACCTGCCTGTCTGCCCAGTCCACGTACTTAAAGTCGAAGTCATCGTTCACGCTGTCGTACTCTAGCACACAAGGCATCGTCGTTTGATTGATGATGTACTTTGTGTCCGGGGCCACGCACTCTATCCATGCGCCGGGCTGTCCGAAACCGTTACCGGGTGTCGCTACGCCTTCAGCATCAAACTTAACCCACAAGTCCTCCTCTGGGTCCGTCTCAGTGGCTATTCGTATTACGTAGCCTTCTGGTGCATAGCGCGGCAAGTCTGCTGTATCTGGAACAGAGCTAGTGCAGCACTTGACGTTGATGTTACCACGGTCATCTGATACGGTCATCGTGAAGACAACGGCATCGTTGGCATGTGTAGGATCAAGGTCCGTAATTAGTAGAAGGTCATCTTTACGAACTACGCTCCAATTTGCGCCTGCTAGTGCGGACGTACCGTAATTGATCTCGTTGCGTGTACCTGTCGTGTTTACAGTTGTGACTAAGTTAGTCGCTAGCTTCGCTGCGATGAACGTTGTCTGCACCTTGTCTGCGTCTGTGTTAACAGAGCCGTCTGGCGGCTGATAGGATGCGATGCGTGTACCATTCATGTAGATAGTCGTGGCCATGTTATATTGGCCGCCTAGTACCTGTATGATAGCGCGTGGCTTTGAGTATGCACTCGTGCCCCTATTACAATACGTTGCTGTCGTAGCGAGCATTGCGGGAACCTTATTCTTGTTCAGGACGTAGGTCTTGTCCTGCACTGTAGAGAACGCAATCGTACCCGAGCCGATCAGGTAGTCATATGCTGACCCGATCTCGTGAACAACCTTCTGCACACCGTTCAAGTCTGATACCTTTACCAATCCGTCGCGTACGCAGGCAAGGAACTTATTGCCGGTCTTCGTTGAGAATGAGTGCCAGCCCCTGACGTTCGTGCTGCTCGTTACAAGCCGCTCTACAAGGTCTGTAGGCGGTCTGCGCGTCAAACCCGTCACCGGGTCAGACTGCATATTATCTTGTATCGTGGCCTGTCCCGGAAGGCGGTCACGCGACGGTTGCTGCGATATGCCTTGCAAGAGTGACCTAATTGCGCCATCTACTTTCATGTGATCTCCTAGCCGAATTAACGTCCACCGGGGAAGTTAGGGTTCGATGCCATACCTAGTTGGCGAATGCGATAATTGAGGGATGCAGCAGCAGGGCTGTCCAGCACGTTCGTGCCTAGATGTGATAGCTGCTTAGCAATGAGGAAGCCCCACGCACGATCACGCTCTTCAGCCAAGGTCCGAACCTTGATCTGGTCGCCGTCATCGTCTGCGAAGTATTTCCATGTTGCGTATTTCTTGAGGTATACCGCCGCGATAGACGGTAAGTCCGTTACGGGTAGGTAAGTCACCACGTCAACGTATAATGGCTTGCCTATATCGTAAGTGTGTTCTACGTTATCATAGAACTTCCCACCACGCTGCACGTACCGGCTCTTTGCCCGTGGTGGGCTTGAGGCTAGGAGTGCTGCATTGATCTGCACGTCTAGTGCGGATTGTGGGAAGATGATCTCACCATTCAAAGCAGGTAAGAGCTTCATATTGTCTTCTTTGTTGAACCACCAGCCTAGTGTCTGGAAGTCCTTGTTCACGCTTGTCAGCGCCTCTCTTGCTTGTACTACATCAGGATGCAGCGTCTCAAGAGTAGTGACGATACGCAAGCTATTCACCGCAAGCATTGCGTTGACAATTTCGAGTTCTGTATACATGATTTCACCTAAAAGCAAAAAAGGGACACCCCGAAGGATGCCCCTATGTGTGCGCGTTAGCGCGGATCGTTATGCCTTGAACACGGCACCACAGCAATCAGGACGATTGACTGTAACACCGAAGGACAGGAAGCTGTCGATGAACCACTGCTTCTCTTCCTTATTGAACCATACGTCCGAGGTCATCGGGATGGTTTCACCGGCGAGCAAAGACTTAGGATGCAGAAACACTGCAACAGCCTTGGCTTCAGCAGCCGATACGTCATAAGCGTTGCCGTTGGCAGCGTTAGACAGGAAGTGGCCAGAGATTGCGGCTTCAGGAATACGTGCAGTCTTGACAATGCGGGCATCGCCAATGTAGTGCAGTGTACGCTTACCGTAATCGCCGTTGCCCTGTGAGAAGTCACGGGACATGAGCTTGTTGTTCTCAAGCAGAGTATTGAATTTCGTAGGACGGACCATGACAACGAGTTCCGAAGTTGGAATTTCGTTCTCTTCCATCGTCACGAGGATCGAGGTAATAGCAGCAGCAAGCTTGTCTGGATCATCTTCGTCACCAGCCAAAGCGAGCGTTACGTTCTTACCAGCACCAATAGACTGCTTAGCAGCCGTGCCATCGCCAAGTACAGGAGCAGCCGCGAGAGCGCCCTTGATACCGATGATGATGAATGCTTGGTCAAAGAAGTTACCGAGTTCCTTACCGTGATCCTGTGCGAGTTCCATGCGTGCATCGAAATGCGTCTGGAAGTCATTCAACATCGAACGGTTGTCGCGGGCGAGAATAACGGTATCAACCGTCAATGCAACGCGACCGAACGGGGTAACATCGCCGGGCGGACGTACGCCGGGAGTAAGCTTCTTCAAAGTCGTGCGGCCAACACGGTTATTGACCACGGTGTCTGTGCCGCGTACTGATCTGATCTTTGCGAACTCGCGCATAATTGAAGCAGCTTTGAACTGGCTTTCAACTTCACCGCCGTACTCTTCGATCATCAAGTCGCGGTCGAGATCACTCAGGTCTGGACCGGGAATATCATAAGACATGTGTGTCCTATCTCCTAGTTATGTCGCGTTACCGCAACGATTGTTGTTTCTTTCTCTTAGTGAGGTCAGCCGCGCATACCCGCACGGCGACGTTCACGTAAGCTTGCTACAAGTACCTGATCTCCTTTGGCTTGCGCCTCTTTGAGTTGGGCCATGTAGTCTGTTCGGTTAGTAATTGGATTACCAGTGACCGGCACGCTCTTTCCGCCTACCAACACCTTAGCCACTCCGAGGCCCTTGTTCTTTGGGTCCGCCTCGAACTGCCGCATCGGTCCAAGCTTTGCAGCGAACGTCGCGTCAGTCTTCTCAAGGCCCTTAGCCCAAGCCGTGATCTTGTTCCAGTTGTCCTCACTGCCGACGATCTCAAACACAGCGGTCTTCGTTGCCATGACGGTCTTGACGTGATCATTGTAATATGCGTCAACGCCGTTCTTCACGAGCCGTGTCTTAGCCGGACCAATCTTTGCTTCTAGCAGTGCCCAGTTGATCTTTGACTGATCCCCTGTCTTCATTGCCTCTTCGAAGATAGCGTTCGCTTCGATAGGTGTGACCTTGGCATCCTTGAGCATGTCAATAGCTGCCTGTGCATCTGGGTGGTCGATCTGCAC